CAACTGCTGGCGTTGCTGCCTCTATATGACATCACGGACGTTTTGGTCATCGCCAACAATCAGCCGACCACGGAAGGCCGCAACACGGACGCAGAAAAGGCCATCTATATCAGCAGCCTTGGCGAGTCTCCCGAGGGATGGCAGCAGCGCACCTATACCGAAACGCTGGAAGAAGCCGCGCTAACTCAGTCGCAGACATTCGCCACCACATTGCAAATCATGGCGGCGTGTCAGGAAACAGACACTCCGACATTCCCGCAAGCGACAGATATTTGTCGCGCCGCTTCTATGGCGCTACAATCTAGGCAGTTTGTTGACGCCCTCCAAGCCGTGAATAAGGCAAACGGAGTGCGGCGAATTACTGCGATTCGGAGGCCTTACATCGTGAACGATCAAGGCCAGTTTGAACTGATGCCGTCCTTTGATGTGACCATCACGCACACCGTAGAAAACACAACCACGGCGCCTGTAGTCACTTCGACTCAGGCAGATTTTTACAGGGTCTGAGGGCTATAGCATGCCGATTAAATCCACCCGATACGTCGAGATCACCAGCGCAGTTGCTGGCGCATCCCGAGTTCCTCAACGTGAGCTGATCGGCCTGCGTTTCACCACTGACCAGCGCGTCCCGGTTGGCGCACAAATTGAAGTCGTCAGCGGCGGCGCCGATGATTACTTTGGCTCCAGCTCGCCCGAGGCAGACTTTGCCCGCGAATACTTCGGCTATGTCAGTCCGGCCCCGGCAACTCGCCCGCGCGCTCTGCTGTTCGCTGCTTACGCCCCGACTGGTCGCAAGCCGAAGATTTACGGCTCGACCACTGTTTCCGCGCTGACTGCATTGCAGGCCATCACCGCTGGCACCTTGAGCATTCAGCTTGGCGCCGCCCCGGCAAACCTGACTGGCGTCAACCTGTCTGCCGCTCTGAGCTATGCCGCTGTGGCCACCGCCATTCAAACCGCTCTCCAGGCTGTTGGCGGCGCTCAGTACGCAGCCGCCACCGTTACCTATAACGCCGTTGACGGCATCTTTGAGTTCGAGGGCGACACCGTAGCCAATGCAGCTGTAGTTGTCACCAGCGCTGGCGGTCCTAACGATCTTGCCCCGCTGCTGGGCCTGACCCAAGTAGGCCGCATCCTGTCTCCTGGCGTTCTGGCTCAAACCCCGCTGGATGCCTTTAAGGCTGCCGAGCAAGTATCCGATTCGTTCGGCACCTCTAGCGGCATCACTGCGCTGCTGGCCGATGCCACTCCGCTGGCCGAGTACATCGCTGGCGAGAACGTCAAGTACCAGCACTACTGGAGCGTTGACGCCTCAACCGCTGCAACTTGGTCGGCTGCGCTGATCGGCACCGCCTCTAACGGCCTGATCTTGAACCTGACTGCCGGCGAGTACAAGGAAGCTCTGCCGCAGGCAATCGCCGCTAGCGTGAACTACAACCGCCGCAACGCCGTTGTTAACTTCATGTTCCGCAGCCCGCAGATCACCTATACCGCAGACGTGACCAGCGACCTCGGCGCCAATCTGTATGACCCGCTGCGCGTGAACTACTACGGCCAGACTGCTATGTATGGCCAGAACATTTCGTTCTTCCAGCGCGGCTATCTGTGCGGACCTGCTACCGCACCGCTTGATATGGGCGTGCATCGCAATGAGCAGTGGCTGAAATCCCTGCTGGCGTCCAACTTCCTGAATCTGCTGCTGGTCAAAGGCATTGTCCCGGCATCGCAGCAAGGCCGTGCAGAGGGCCTGATTCTGATCAACGAAGCCGCCGAGCAAGCAAAGGTCAACGGCACTATCATTGCCGGGAAGACCCTCACTGCTACTCAGAAGATCGACATCGAAAGCATTAGCGGCGACCCGCTGGCCTTCCACCAAGTCGTCAATAATGGGTATTGGGCAGACGCTCAGATCATCCGGGTAACTGGCCCGTCTGACCTGGCCGAGTTTGTCCTGCAATACACCCTGATCTATTCCGCAAACGAGGGCGTCCGCAAGGTCGAAGGCTCTCACAACCTGATCATCTAAGGAGCGCCAAATGGCAGACGTAAGTGCAATTGGTTCCAGCCTTACCCTCAAGGCGTCCGAAACATTCCCGGCAGGGTTCGCCCTGTCGGCCTTCGCCAGCGATGCAGACCCGTTCAGCTTTGCAGACCGCGCCATTGCGGAAATGGAGCTGGACATTAACGGTAACTCCGTTACCAGAGCGCTGCTGACCCCTATCGAGCTGACAATTAACGTCACCCCGAACACCGAAGAAGCCAATAACATGGCTGTTCTGTTTGAGGCTAACGCAGCAGCTCGCGGAAAAGTGGTTAACCGTGACGTGATCACGCTGACTCAGGTTATGCCCAATGGCGCCACTGCAACCTTGAGTGACGGCATTATCACCAGTGGCCCCGGTGGGTTTGGCACTTCCGCTGATGGTCGCATCAAGTCTCAGGCTTACATTTTGAAGTTCGCTGCTGTGTCCTCGACCCGTCCGCGAATTTGACCGAGGTGCTGGCAGATAGGGTGGCCACCCGACAAGAATCCCGCTCCGATTCTTCTGCCGGCATCACTTTGGAGCAGCTAAGGAGCAAGCTGTGGAACTGATCAAGCCTAAAGAAATCACCATCAAAGACCTTGATGGCCAAGATTGCACGTTCATCATCTCTCGTCTGCCTGCCACTGTTGGGCGCGAGATTCTTGCCAAGTATCCGGTAGCTAATGCGCCCAAGCTGGGCGACTACGGCGTCAGCACCGAAGCCATGAAGTTGATGATGAACTATGTTGCAGTGCCGCGCGAAATGGGCGAGCCGCTGCAACTCAAAACCCAAGCCCTCATTGATAACCATGTACCTGACGGCCAGACGTTGATTCGTCTGGAGTTTGAAATGTTGAGGTACAACACCGATTTTTTCGGCATCGCCGGGAGCCAAGATTTCCTCGGCTCCCTGATCAAAAAGTACCTTCCGTTGATTACTTCAACTCTGATGGATTCTTTGCCGCCATCATTACGGCAGGCTTTGCAACAAGAACCGAACTCAAAACAAGCATAGACTTGGAAGAGGCGATGGACCTTTGGGAAATCGCCACTGTGAACAAGTACAATGAGTGGCTAGCGGTTGAGCACTCTAAGCGCAAGGGCGGCAGATAAGCCATGCTTATAGATATTTTCAAGATGATTTTCGAGGCCGACACAAAAAAGGCCGAGGAAGGAATCAAGAAAGCCGAGAAATCTACGGAAGACTTGGTAAAGGAATTTTTGTCTGCCGATAAGGCCGCTGAGAAGCTTGGCGGCTCTATCAAGGACATGGCCAAAAATGCCATTGGAGCGCTTGGCGCCGCCTTAGCCGTTGCCTCGACTGTATCTGGGGCGCTTGGTCGGGCTGAGGATATTGCAGCGATTGAGAGCACTAGCAATGCGCTGAATATTGCGGTCGAGGACGTTGATGCATTCGGCAAGGCCATGACCCGGCTCGGCGGCGATGCTCAAGGCGCACGCGACTCACTAACCGACATGGCCGAGTCTATTGGCGAGGCAATGCAGGACGTTGAGTCAGGCCGAGCTAAGACCTTTGCAGCACTGGGCGTAGACCTGCGCAACGTAGACGGCAGTGCGATTAACGCCGCAGAGGGGATGTTGCGACTTGCTGAGTCTGTAGAGGGTATGAGCAAGGGCGAGGCTGTATTCCGCATCAAGGAACTTGGCATCACCGACAACCGCACGGTCGAGGCGCTGTTAAAGGGCCGCAAGGAATTGGAGCGCCTGCTTAAAGTCTAGAAAGAAGCCAACCCATTGACGGCTGAGCAGGTAAAGCGCGCCAAGGAATTGACGGAAACTATGGGGGGATGGAAGAACGCCACAAGTAATGCCGCTGCTCAGTTCTTCGATATGCTGATCCCAGCGCTTACCAAGGTTATCGGCTGGCTAACCAAGATCGTGGATTGGGCGGGCGAGCATAAGGACTTTGTGGTCGGCTTCTTCATTGCCATCGCTGGTGTGGTGGCGGCTGTGTACCTGCCTGCTATGATCAGCGCCGCAGCCGCTACCCTGGCCGCAACCTGGCCCATCCTGGCCATTGGTGCCGCTATCGTCGCAGCCGCAGCAGCCTTTGCGCTGATATATGACGACATCATGAACCTCATCGACGGCAATGATTCGATGATCGGCCAGTTGATCACGCAATATCCGATTATCGGTGACGTGATCAATACGCTTGTTGCTGCCTTCAAGCAGTTGATGGAGTGGGGCGGCGTCGCGTTTGAGTTTCTGAAATCTGGAGCAGCTAGCCTGCTGGAAGGGTTCCAGGCTTTCGGCAATGGAATCATTGCTGTATTTGAGTTCATCGGAGCCATGTGGAAGGCTCAATTTGACTTCATTATGGCCGGCGTTGATATGGTCAAAAATGGCCTAACCAGCGTTGCCGAGTTCTTTGGCTTTGGTGGGGGTGGCGAAGATAGCGTGGCTGCTGCAAACCAGCAGCTTAATGCCGCATCCACTAACCCGATGAACGCTGTGTCTAGCAATGCAATCAGCAACACGGCCAACAACAGCAAAGAGACGAATGTGCAGGTCGGCCAGGTGACTGTGCAGACGCAAGCAACCGATGCGCAGGGCATTAGCCAGAGCGTCGGCGGCGAACTGCAAACTCAGCTCAAAAACCTTGAGGCCGAGACAGCGACGGGGGTAGACCGATGATTAGCGTTGTCTCGATTCTGGACAGTGACAACTATCAAGTTCTGTTCAATGACGCCAGCTTGATGAAGCTGGACATCCTTGACGAAATCAAGGTCACTCAGTTTCAGGTAGAGGACGGGACTACCCGCTCAGACCATACTGTCAGCCTGCCTATCGTGATCAATGGCGCCATGTTGATTAACGAGAATGCGCGGGTAGCGTTTACCAATCTGCGCCAGGCGTACCTAGACAACCGGCTGCTGATCATTCAGACCCGAGTTAATAGTTATCCCTCGATGCTGATCACCGGCATCCCGCACACTGAGACGATTGATAACCTGCTGGGCGTTACCGTCAATATACGGTTTGAGGAATGGCGCACCGTGGCCCCGGTCTATGGTGAGTTGCCGCTAGGGACTACGCGCAACCCTGCGCAGTCGTCCACTGTCAATCGTGGCCAGCAGCAGACCACGAACGCAGACGCAGAGGCTGGAGCAGAGCCGCGCCGGAAGGGCAGTATCCTGTCTGGAGTGTTCAACTGATGCAGCAGATTCAGCTAGCCGCAGTACCCAATCAATCGCTGTCGTTCACGGTTGACGGGCACTTGTGGCAGATCACTATCAAGCAAGACGTCACCAGCATGATTATGGATGTTGTGGTGAATGATCAGGTGCTCATTAGCGGCACGCGCATTCCTGGCGATGACTTTATTCTGCCGTACCCTTATATCGGCGTGCAGTTCGGCAACCTCATGCTGACCACTGAGCGCAATATGCTGCCTGACTACACTCAGTTTGGCGCGACTCAACAGCTTTTCTACTGGACTCCCGAAGAAATGGAGGCGCTCAGTGGATGAAGTTGACCGCAGGGTTATCCGGGTAGGTATAGAGATTGGTGGCCGAATCAATTTCTACGAGGGATTGCGGGTAAAGGCGAGCGGGACCAAGTACGCTAACCCGTTGCAGAACGACTGCACCGTGACTATCTCCGGTCTATCACAAGCAACGCGCGACAGACTTTTGACGGATACCAGCCCGTTTAACCCGTCGCCAGTTCCAAAGCGACTGATTGTTGACGCTGGCCGCGAGTCATACGGCACTTTCCGCCTGTTTATTGGCGACATAACTAGCGCCGAACCATCTTCCCCGCCTGACGTGGATGTGATCATTAAGGCGAAAACCGAGAACGCCCAGGCGATGAACGTGGCTGCCGTGTCTGCTGGTCCTTCTGCGCGCGTTAGTGCGATTGCTAAACAGGTAGCCAGCACGTTAGGCGTTGGGCTGCTGTTCGAGGCTATGGACAAGAGCTTGGCAAACTGGAGCTATACCGGCCCCGCCTTAAAGATGATCCGCAGGCTTGAGGAAATGGGCGGCGTCCGTGCGTTCATAGATGATGATTTGATGATCGTTAAAGATATGGGCCGACCGATTCGCGGCGCTGTTCGCATCTTGAACATGGATAGCGGCCTAGTCGGCATCCCGAAAGCGACCGAGAAAGGTCTAGACGTAACTTTCCTGATTGACCGAGAGACTCGATTAGGTGGATTGATCCGGCTTGATAGTAGAATGAACAAGCCTTTGAACGGTGACTACGTTATTGACCAGCTCAAGTTTGACGTGGCCACGCACGAAGACCCGTTTTTCTACCAAGCGCAGTGCTCCAGACTATGACCAACATCAATAAGCCGAACACAGATGCTGCTAATGAAGGCAGCCTAGCCGGGCAGATGGATGCGTTTATCGGTGGCTGGGTCAGGGATAACCTGGACGACATGTTGCCGGCCACTGTCGTTAGCTACGATCCGCTAAGCAATCGTGCGGTGATCAAGCCTCTTGTGATGATTGGCACGACTGACGGCGCCAAGCGTTCCCGCGCTCAGGTGGCGAATATTCAGGTGTTCCGGTATGGGGCTGGCGGTTTCTTCCAGCGCTACCCGGTCAAGCCTGGCGACTTCGGCTGGCTGAAAGCCAATGACCGCGATATTAGCCTAGTGCTACAGCGTGGTGGTTTGGAGGATTGGTCAAACACCAAGAGGCGCCATAACTTCTCTGACGCCATGTTCTATCCAGATACCATCAAGGATTGGGTAGTGGCTGGCGCAGATACAGACGCTATGACGCTGCAAAGCCTCGACGGCCTATCAGTGGTATCCATAGCTGCTGACAATATTGAAGTTCGGCAGGGCGCAACAAAGACCCGTACAGACGCAGCCGGGATAACGTGGACTGCTGGCGGGCATGTAATGACTATGCCCGCTGCCGGCCTATTCTTTGACGGCAAGCGCATAGACAACCTTCACCAGCACCTTAACGGCACACAGCCTGACGGAAATACGGGGGTGGTTCTGTGAGAACTTTCCTAACAGACGAACATAACGACTTTGTGCAGGACGCCTCAGGCAATCTGGTCATCACTACCGGGCTAGAGGCCGAGGCCCAAGAGTCGCGCCACTTCGCAGCCACTCAGCGCGGGGAGATGATTCACCAGACCCAAAACGGCGTGCCGTTCTTCCCGCTGACGTTTGGCGCGTTTCCGTCTATCCCGCAGTTTGAAGCCGCTATTGCTGATCGACTGCGCCAATCTCCTGACGTTGTGGAAGTGTTAAGCGTCGAAGCTAGTCAAGTTTCTGACACTTTGGTTTATACTGCACAAATCAGAACCACAACCGGCGTGACGACTATCAATGGCTAGCTATCAGTACATCACCAGCACCGGAGTCATCGTCCCCGATACCGCTACCACTCGCGCAGAGGTTGAGGCTGAATTTCGCGCCATCTTTGGCGCTGATATGCCGGTTGACCCGTCCACCCCGCAGGGTGGGTTTATTACCATGCTCACCCAAGAGCGTGACGGGATCGCACGGAACAACGCAGAGCTTGCAAACCAGATCAACCCAGACCTTGCTGGCGGCGTGTTCCTTGACGCGCTACTGCGGTTCACTGGCGGCACCCGAGAGCCTGCCACCTTTTCCACCCTTTCAGGCGTAGAGCTTGGCGGCGTACCACTTACCCTGATCCCTGCTGGCTCGCTGGCATCGGTTGAAACGACCGGCGCACTGTTTGAGCTGATAACTGACGTCACGCTAGACGCCATTGGCGAAGGACTCGGCAACTTCCGAGCGCTTGATGCTGGCCCGATTGAAGTACCGGTAAACGGCTTGAACGGCATTGCCTCTGGTGTGCTTGGCTGGGAAACCGTATCTAACCCTACCGTCGCAGTGCCTGGACGACTTGCCGAAGGCGATATTCCCGCCCGCCTGCGACGTCGCAGCACACTTGCGCTACAGACCATTTCCATCGTCGAGGCCATCTATGGCGCTCTGTATGACGTAGAGGGCGTGCAGTCGCTGAGCTTCCGAGAAAATATCGCCAGCACTAACCAGACTATCGACGGAATTTTGATGGTGCCGCACAGCGTCTATGCGTGCGTAGATGGCGGCGCAGATCAAGACGTTGCACAGGCGCTGTATCAGGAGAAAACCGCAGGAGCTAACTACAACGGCACGACAACCGTTAACGTCACCGACCCCCGTAGCGGCCAGATTATCCCGGTCAAGTTCTCGCGCCCTTCCGAGATAACTACCACTCTCCGATTCACCATTGCTCCAACCGCATTAGATGCCGCGAATATCATTCCTGACGCTGTGATCGCCTATCGTGACGGCGAGCTAAACGGTGATCGCGGGTTTACTGTGGGAAAGGACGTTTCCCCGTTTGAGCTGGCCGGCGCAGTGCATCAAGTTGAGCCGTCTATCTTTATCAAGCTGGTAGAGATTTCCACTAACGGTGGCGTTAGCTGGTCCTCGTCTACTCTGGCCGTGAACATTGATCAGGTAGCGCGCATCGCCCGCGCATCTGTGCTTGTGGTGACGGCATGACAGATACCATCCAGACATTTGATCCTGATGTTGACGTAACGCCTTCTATCCTCTGGCAGTACGAAAACGCTAGCAAGATTGTTGCGCTGATCCTGTCGCAGCAGGCATGGATTGAGGAGAATCAGAACAAGTTCTGGACTGACTGGTTTCGTGATGTATTTGACGTAGACACGGCAAATGACTTTGGTCTGTCGGTGTGGTCGCGCATTCTCAACATTAATCTGTATGTAGATGCGCCGCCCACCACTGGTAATGGCCGTTGGGGCTTCGGGCAGTATCGTAGCAACTTCAACCGCGCTGGGTTCGGTCGTAACAGCCAAGGCGTTATCGGCCTGACGCTTGAGCAGAAGCGAATCATCATCAAGCTACGCATGGTGCAGCTAATCACTCGCCCGACTGCTTACTACATCAATGAGCAGCTAGACCGAGTGTTCAACACTGACACCAAAAAGCTATACGCTTACGATACGCTTGATATGTCTGATATCGTATATGTATTCAACTATCCGCCAGAAAGCGCAATTGAGTTCATCCTTCGGAACTTTGATATTTTGCCGCGCCCGTCAACGCTTGGCGTTCGCTGGATTTACTCTTATACGCAGGCATGGGGATTTGGCCCGTACCGCCTGAACTTCAATAACGGAAACTTCTCAGGAGCCGCATAATGGCTAAAAAGTTTGAGATACCTTTTGCCTTTAGTGGCGACAAAACAGCGGTTCCGGTTGGGGTTCAACCTGACGGCAGCGTTAGCTATACCAACGGCTTTGGACCTG